GAGGTAAGCTTGTCTCACCTTAGAGGATCGGCCAGTATTGCTCATCTAAGTGATAGTGTAATAGCCTTGGAAAGAAACCAGCAAGCCGATGATGAGCATGAGGCTAACACTACTACAATAAGAATATTGAAGAATCGGTATACCGGAGATACAGGTGTATCCTGTTATCTACATTACAATAAGGATACCGGACGCATGACCCAAGTAGACAATCCTTTTATGGAGAATGATAATGAAGAAGCCCTTTGATAGAGATCTTTATAATAAAGCAGACAGTGCTGCCAAGAAGCACATGATTAACTGGCTGGAATTTACACAGCCCAAGTGTACAGTCAACTCAGAAGAAACTACATACTTTGATTTGACTGTCAAGACTGATGATCTGGGCAGTCCACAATTCTATGAGGTGGAAATAAAATATGCATGGAAAGGGGATTGGCCTGAATCCTGGACTGAACTGAGAATTCCCTTCAGAAAGAAACGGCTACTGGATAAATGGAAAAAGGAACATATGGATAGCTTACTGACATTCATAGTTTTCAATCATGACTGTAGCAGGGCATGGCATGTGGATGGAAACACTGTTTTGGAAAGCGAGGTGAAGGAAGCATCAAACAAGAATATAAGAAAAGGTGAATTGTTTTTTCATATTCCGGTTGATCAAGCTTATCAGGTAGATATGTCTTATGGTAAACGCAGTAGTTGATATTGAAACAGATGCTATTGATGCCAGTACCATACACTGTATCGTAGCCAGGTGTTACTCCAGTAACGAGCAAAAGGTCTGGGTGCAGGAAGAGTGTAAGGAATTTGGAGAATGGTCCTCCCGAATTGATAGCTTTATTATGCATAACGGGATCAGCTTTGATGCCCCTATCCTTAATAGTCTGGCAGGATCTAGCATAAAGGTATCACAAGTCAGGGATACCCTTATTGAGTCGCAGCTTTATAATCCCATCAGGGAAGGAGGGCATTCGCTGGAAGCATGGGGAAATCGGCTGGCTTTCCCCAAGGGAGAGTTTAGTGAATACAAATGTTATAGTCCAGAAATGCTGGAGTATTGTAAAAGAGATGTGGAGCTAACCCTTCGACTTGCCCGGACTCTGGAAAAGGAAGGAAAGAATTTTTCATACAGATCCTACGTTCTGGAACAGAAGATCAGGGCTATTGTAGATCAACAGCAAAGGAACGGCTTTGCCTTTAATCTCAGGAAAGGGATGCTCCTGTTATCAAGACTTGAGGATGAACAACATCAGCTTGAAAAAGATGCAGAGGAAATGTTTGAACCTACTATAACCTATTCACCTGTTAAAAAGATACCCAAGAGTACACCATTCAATATAGCCAGCCGCAAACAGATAGCAGAACGCCTGATGGAAAAGGGATGGGAGCCAGAACATTATACAGATAAAGATAATATTATTATTAATGAGGCGGTCCTTTCCACAATCAAGATGGAAGAAGCCCAGATGTTCAGCCGTTACTTTCTCTTGCAGAAAAGAACCGGACTTCTTAAATCATGGATACAGGCTTGTAAGGAGGATGGAAGAGTAAGGGGTAAAGTCCTGACTCTCAAGACCGTTACCGGAAGGATGGCCCATCACAGCCCAAATATAGCCCAGATACCAGCAAGCTATAGTCCTTATGGGCAAGAGTGCAGGGAACTCTGGACAGTCTCTAATTCAGATACCCATGTACTGATGGGAACTGATGCCAGTAGTCTGGAGTTAAGATGTCTGGCCCATTATATGGATGATTCGGGATTTACCAGTGAAGTTCTTACCGGAGATGTACATAGTGCCAACCAGCGCATGGCAGGATTAAAGACCAGGGATCAGGCAAAGACATTCATCTATGCCTTTCTCTATGGTGCAGGACCAGCCAAGATAGGTAAGGTAGTAGGAGCGGGAGCAAGGGAAGGTAATATATTAATCAAAAGATTTCTTAAGAATATGCCAGCATTAAGCAGACTCAGAAACAATGTGCAGGAAGCTGCTGAAAGAGGATGGATAACAGGTCTTGATGGAAGACAGTTTCAAATCCGGTCTGTTCATTCTTCCCTTAATACCCTTATTCAGGGAGCGGGAGCTATTGTCTGCAAGCAATGGCTTCTTCACATGACTGATCAAATACAGAGATCTGGAATTGATGCAAGGCTGGTAGCATCCATCCATGATGAATATCAATTTGAAGTTTCCAGAAAGGATACTAAAAGACTAGGCCAGATAGCCAAGGAGTCAATCAGGAAAACAGTTCATACCTTGGGGATGAAATGCAATCTGGATTGTGAATTTAAAACAGGAAAGACATGGGCAGAAACACATTAGTAAAGTGCTTGACATACCCTGTCAGGTATGGTATACTTCCATAACAATCAGAAAAGGAGAACGATGTCAGATAAAATTTTAAATAACAGGTTAAATAACACTTTTAAACAATCTTTTAAGGAGAATACAAATGGCTGCTAAAAACAGTGTAGTTTCAGGCGAAGCATGGTTTGCATGGGTAACCAAACCCAGTACAATGTTCAAGCCTGAAGGCGAATGGATCATCAATGTTGCAAACCTCGATGCCAAGAATCGGAAGATTGCAGAGGCAGATGGTCTGAATGTACGTAATGGACATGACAAGATTCCAGGTCATTATGTTAAGCTAACCCAAGGGACAACCGATTTTAATGGCGGTCCCCGGTTAATTGATATCGTTGATGCGGAACGTAATCCGTTTGACAGAGCAAAACTGATCGGGAATGGCTCAAAAGTAAACGCTAGTTATAAACCCTCCAAGTATGTGAACAAGCAGACAGGAGAACCAGCCACTAAAGGATGGCTGCAAAAGGTTCAGGTAGTAGATTTGATTGAGTTCACACCTGAAGTTTTTGATGTTGTACCTGTACCTGGCGGATATGTGAACGAAGCTGAAGAAATTCCCTTTGCGTCTTAACCCCTAAAGGAGACTTGGAGGGTGGTTAGTGAGCAATAGCTCAACCGGGCCGAATACTATAGTAGGCAACTAATCACCCTCACTTTTTTAATATGAAAACAATTGATACATTAGTAGAAGATATATATGAACTGTTTTCTCTTGAGCCTATTGATATGGATGAAGAAGAAGTTGATAAGCACATTGATGTTTTTGGCAACATGCTTAAGGTGCATATCAAGAAATTTCTTTATGAGAAACCCGTAACAAACGGACATCTCAGGTTATCAGCTATTGGCAAGCCAGACAGACAGCTATGGTATGATGTCAACCATGCAAAAAATGGTGAGACTTTAAAGCCCAGTACCAGAATAAAGTTTTTATATGGTTATATTCTTGAGGAGTTGTTACTGCTATGCTCTTCAATCTCAGGACATAAGGTTGAGCAACAGCAAAAGGAAGTTGAAGTTGAAGGTGTGATAGGACATCAGGACGCTATCATAGATAATGTTCTGGTTGACTGCAAGAGTGCCTCTGGTCGAAGCTTTCAGAAATTTAAAAATAATACCTTGGTAACCGATGATCCCTTTGGTTACATCTCCCAGATCTCTGCCTATGCTGAAGCTAATGAAATGGATGAGGCTGCATTCCTTGTTATTGACAAGTCAACCGGAGAAGTATGTCTTACTTCCCTACATCAAATGGAAATGATCAATGCTAAAACAAGGGTTAAGTATCTTAAGAAAATGGTGGATAATCCTGCTATCCCTGATAGATGTTATGCTGGTGTTCCTGATGGGAAGTCTGGGAATCTTAAGCTTTCTGTTGGTTGTGTGTATTGTGGGCATAAGAGAGAGTGTTGGGCAGATGCTAACCAGGGTGAAGGTATACGGGTATTTCAGTATGCAAAAGGTAAAAGGTATCTTGTCCAGATAGGTAAGGAACCTGAAGTCCCTGAACTAGCGGCTTGGTAAATGCACTGGAAATTTACAGGGAAGCCAGACTTGTCCCAGTTTGGCTTTGTCTATATCATAACCAATATAAAAACCAGGAAAGCTTATATAGGATGCAAGCAATATTTTAATTATAGAAAGGGAAAGAAGAAAGCAGAATCAAACTGGAAAACTTATATGGGATCAAGTAAACATTTACTTGAGGATATTAAAAAGACAGGTAAGAAACATTTTGTATTTGAAATTCTGGCAGAGTTTAAAAATAAAAGAAGCCTGAGATATTATGAATGTTACTATCAAATGAGATATCATGTGTTAACTACAACCCTGGAAGGAACAGATGAACCAGCCTATTATAATAATTATATAGGAGGAAAATTTTACAGGCCCGTACAAGAATATACTGATGACTATTCCTTCTAGTGATCCTATTGAATCCTTATACGATCTAACAGCTAAAGATTCCTATCGAACCTTGTATCTCTCCATTATTTTACAGGCTATTCTGGATGTATCCAGACCTGTAAAGGAAGGAGAGCTTAGTGAAATAACAGCACAAAGAAACCAAGCAGATGCCTGGTTTTTTGCTTCTATTGGTGTTACATGTGAAGATTTTGAAACTGTATGTTACTATGCAGGAGTTGAGCCTACCAGAGTAAGAGTATTCGCTTATGAAGCCATTAAATCAGGAGACATAGAGGATGTCAGAAAACAAATTAGTTCCCTTCTCTACTAACCCTCTGGAAAAGCAGGTTGGAGGAGATCATTATAAGGAGTGCGAGATACAGCCAGTAGAATACATCCATGCCAACAAGCTTGATTACTTTGAAGGGAATGTAATTAAGTATATTACCCGACATAGAACAAAAGGAGAAGGTAAAAAGGATGTGGAAAAAGCTATACACTATGCGCAGCTAATACTGGAATTGTATTACCCTGATGAGAAAAAACAAGAAGAGTTATTCGATGACTTAATAGAGAGGGGAAGACATGTTTAAATCAAATCGTAATCCACAATTCAGATCCAAGTTTAGCGAGGATATATTTTATACCAAGTACTCGCATGAAGGGGCAGAGACTTTCCATGAGTTAGCCTGTACACTAGTGGAAGATGTATGTCAGGCTAACTTAAGTAAGGATGAGAAGGAAGCACTGATAGATCATATATCCAATCTCAGGTTTCTGCCCGGAGGCAGGTATCTTTACTATGCAGGTAGGGATAAAAAGTTTTTTAATAACTGTTACCTGTTAAAGGCAGAGGAAGATACCAGAGAAGATTGGGCTAACCTCTCATGGAAATCAGAGTCCTGTCTTATGACAGGTGGTGGTATAGGCGTGGACTATTCCATCTATAGATCTGAAGGCCAGACCCTGAAAGGTACTGGAGGAGTGGCCTCTGGTCCCATACCAAAGATGCAGATGATCAACTCCATAGGACAGAAGGTAATGCAGGGAGGGAGTCGAAGGTCTGCCATCTATGCATCCTTGAACTGGAAGCACGATGATGTAGAAAAATTTCTTACATCCAAGAACTGGTTTGATATGCCAGTGGGATCTACAGGCAAGACCTTGTTTGATATTAAACAGGAAGACTTTAACTTTCCTGCCCCTCTGGACATGACAAATATCAGTGTTAACTATGATACTGAATGGTTGTTAAACTATTGGGAGAAAGGAGATCTAGGCCATGTCTTTAGGACTAACGTACATCAGGCTCTTAGAACAGGTGAACCGGGATTCTCATTTAACTTCTTTGAAAAGGAAAACGAAACCTTACGGAATGCCTGTACTGAAGTTTCTAGTGAGGATGACAGTGATGTATGTAATTTGGGGAGCCTTAATTTTGCTCGTATTGATGACCTTAATCAGTTGCAAGAGGTTGTCCAGCTTGCCACAAAGTTCTTATTATGTGGCACACTCAGAGCTACACTACCCTATGAGAAAGTATACAAGGTTAGAGATTCAAACAGACGTTTAGGACTTGGCCTGATGGGATTACATGAATGGTTAATTCAACGAGGACATAAATATGAAACTACACCGGAGTTACACAGGTGGTTCAAGGTTTATGAAGCTGAGTCTGATAAGGTAGCCAGATCCTTTGCCAACAAACTGAACATCTCCATTCCTGTAGCTGTCAGGGCTGTTGCTCCTACAGGAACCATTGGTATTCTGGGAGGAACTTCTACTGGAGTAGAGCCTATCTTTGCTGTAGCCTATAAGAGAAGATACCTGAAGAATAAGAGATGGCATTACCAGTATGTAGTTGATAGTGCTGCACAGGAAATGATAGAACTTTATGATATTAAACCCGAAAGCATAGAGTCTGCTCTTGATCTAGTAACCAACTATGAAAGGAGATTAAACTTTCAGGCCAACGTACAGGAGTATGTGGACATGGCTATCTCTTCTACAATTAATCTTCCAGCATGGGGAACTGAGGATAACAATGAAGGAAAGGTGGAAGACTTTGCCCAGACCCTGGCCAAGTATGCTCACAGGTTAAGAGGATTTACCTGCTATCCTGATGGATGTAGAGGAGGGCAGCCTCTTACCAAGGTTACATACTCTGAAGCTCTGGAAAAATTAGGAGAAGAATTTGAGGATAACATTCAGGCTCATGACATTTGTCAGATAAGTGGCATGGGTGGAGTATGTGGAGTTTAAAAAAAATACTTGTCAAATAGCCAAAAGTGTAGTATAATATATACATGGAATGCCAATAGTGGGTTCCAGATTCTTGCTTAAAAAGGAGAACTATTATGAATGTACACCTTGAAGGTAATTGGAGATTTCTTAACAACCCCACTCTATCAAACTTTCAGAGATGGGCGGTAGGTTATGACAGGCTGTTTCAGGCCATGTCGGATGCTCCTAGAAGTGAACAGGGTTATCCACCTCATAACTTTATCAAGGAATCGGATGAAGAATTTCGGATTGAACTGGCCTTGGCTGGCTTCAGTAAAGAAGATGTGGAGGTAGTTCAAAAAGAACAGAAGCTAACAATTAGTGGAAACAACTCTGAAAAGGAGAATCAGGAAAACATTCTACATAAGGGTATTGCTGCTAGAGCATTTACCAAAACTTTTTATCTTGCTGAAACTATTGAAGTCACAGAAGCATTGTTTGAAAATGGAATGGTTATCATTAAGCTTAGACAGAATATTCCAGAGGATAAAAAGCCAAAGCTTATAGAGCTTAAATAATAATATGGGGAGGTGGTCAATGATTACCTCCCCATTCATAGGAGGTTATAATGAAAAAGAAATTAATGGGGTACGATGATGAAGAACCCCTTAGTACGAGAAGCAGGTAAGTGGATGTTGAGAGGATATATTGTCTGGTCCGTATGTGCAGACCTATCCCTCATTAGTGGTTTGGTTTATCTACTTTTAAAACATATGTAAGGAGACTAAAATGTCTAAAGCATATAAAATTTATAGTCCCAAAGCCGATAAGTTTATTCATTCCAGAAACAGTGGAAAATATATTTGGGAAAGACCGTCATATGCAAAAGCTGTTGCAGATAAATTTATAAAAGAACACTGTCTGCCTTTTAATTGTCTACAAATTATAGAATATGACATGATAGAAGTAGGTCCAATAGAATATGAGTCTAAATATAAAGATGCAGACTACTACAATGATAAACCTACTCCTCATAATTTTCCAAGAAAAATTAACAAAGTTGCTATAGGAATTTAATATGAAAAGAACTGAAAAAATAAATACTATTTTTATAGGCTATGATCCCAAGGAAAAAGCAGCCTGTTCAGTATTGAAATATCTATTGGTGGAAAATTCTCCCAAGCCCATCGATGTCAAGTTCCTTCGCAAGGACATACTTGAATTAATGGGAATGCACTTCAGACCTTATGAGATTGTCAATGGACAGTACATAGACAAGATAGATCAAAGACCTTTCTCTACAGAGTTCAGCTTCAGCAGGTTTCTTATCCCGGCCTTGATGATGTATGAAGGATGGGCCTTGTATATGGACTGTGACATGTATCCAAGGACAGATATCAATGAACTGTTTGAAGATTATGACAATGACTTCTATCCTCTCTATTGTGTGAAGCATAACTATGAACCTTCCGACTCTCACAAGATGGATGGAAGGGAACAACTGGTTTATCCCAGAAAGAACTGGTCAAGCTTTGTACTCTGGAACTGTGGACATGAGCTTAACAGAAAGCTTACTCCCTTTGAAGTCAACAACAGATCTGGTAAATTTCTGCACAGGTTTGAGTGGTTGCCTGACAAGGACAGTGCCATAGGTTCCATACATGAGGAATGGAACTGGCTGGATGGACACTCCTCAGAAGATATTAAACCAAAGAACGTACACTTCACTACTGGTGGTCCCTGGTTCAAGGAGTGGAATGTTAAACGTCCCATTGATGGTATGTATGCTTCCGAATGGAATGCAGATTATTCCTTTCTACTTATGAGAGATAACATAGATGCAATATAAAGTAGTTACCGCTTTTGATGAAAGCTTTTTACAACACAGTACCATTAATCTTCTTAATGAGTTCAAGGAGAACTGGGAAAGTTCCATAGAGTTTCACTGTTACTATTATGATCTGGATCTTTCCAACTACTCTCTTCCAAAGGCTCCTAATATACACTATCATAATCTGCTGGAGATAGCAGAGTATCCTGCCTTTCTAAAGAACTTTGCCAAGCATGATGGTACTGAAGGCAAGACAATTGCCTACAATGAGATACTTAATCCCATCAAGTTTGTTCCCAAGGTCATAGCTCTGACTGAATGTGCCTTTGACAATACAGGTTGCTGGTTGATATGGATTGATCCCAGTGCCATCAACATCAAGAATGTTTCAGTCAAGAGTCTTGAGGAACTCTTTCCCCAGAACCCTGAGAATCTGGATCTTCTTACCTTGAAGGATGAGTACTTCTTCACAGCCTTTAATCTGGCCAGACAGACTCCGGTGGATCTTCTGGGAGATCTGAGAGGGGCTTTTATTTCTGGAGAGTTTGCCAACTATCGGGAATGGCATGACATCTTTATCATGAACAGGTTAAGAACCATCTATGAAGCTCATGGTATGCAGGTA